CCAAAAACCCTTTATTACCGTGGTGATCTAATTGGCAAGACTGGTGCTATTAGAGAGTTTGCCTTGATGCTAAAGAAAACATACGGTATGGATTCGTTAATTTATTTGAAGTATTTTTGGGTTGATTATGATAGGAAAGATCATTATGCTTATGTTCGTGCTAAGGATAAACCAACGTGTAATCGTAAGAAGGCTGTTATTGGATCAGATGTTATAGCTCATTTTTAGCGCATGGCTGAGAGTATTCATCCCATTAAGAGGTTGGATACTGAGACTGCTTTGACTTGTCAGCGTCGTGCATTTGTAGCTTTGATTACTGCTATTGATGTTGTTCGTCATCAAGGTGTTCCTGTTTTTGAATGGAAGGATGATGATACTATTAAAGCTTCTCAGGCTGAATTTGATGCGCTTATTGGCCCTATTGGACGTGGAGGATTGTTTAATTTGATTCCTGCACGTATTGAACCAACTTGGTCTTTTTATCCTCCTTTGACTAAGCCAATTCGTCCTCATAACTTATCATTTCACATTATCGCTAAGTATTGTGCAGAAAAATTTCCAATGATTTCTTCTGATCAATGGTTACGATGGGGTGGTATGCGTGATGTTCCTTTGGATGAAATGGCTGTGATGTGTGCATGTAGTAGATGTAGTGCTCCTGATCGTGTTCAGATGATAGATAAGTGGACTGATCATTGTCAATTTGTTCATAAATATAATCCATATATATTAGATGTTGAAAATCGTACTCCTTTATGGTATGTTATACATTCATTTGCTAGTGGTACGAGTGTTGATCAAGTTCATACAACTTTGAGTGCTATGGAGAGAAAGCGTAGTATTCAACCTGGTGTTAACCCGCAATATATGTTGTGTGCTGTTCTTAACTATTTGAGAGAAGTTGGCCCTATTTCTGCTCGTGAGTTTGATTACAAGGAGAGAGTTTTAAATGCTCCTTGTCATTCTAATCAGAGTGGTGGGTTTTCTTTGTTTGAGAGAGGAGAGCAGGAGACTTCTGAAAGTTTTTATAAGTTTGTTTGGGAAGTTAGTCAGAAAGGTGCTGAATGGCCTTCAAAGTGTCAATGTGTTGATGTTCTTACTAGAGTATGGCAGCATGTTAATCATAATGGTGGTTATGATATTGATATGTGGCCTCAATTGATATGTAAATTAGCTGTTAAGGCAGAGATGAAAGGGCCCAAGTCGAGTAAGATGAAGTGTAGAGTTTTCTTTACCGTTGCCTACTTGAAGTATCTTTTTGATCATTTATTTCTGTATGATGGAATGATTAGAACATATGGAAAAGGTGGTGTTGCTATTGGGTTAAAGTGGAAGGGTGGTGATGCTGAAAGAATTGCGCGTAAACATCATGCTTATGCGGGAGATTGGTTTCATATTGAGGCTGATGCAGAAAAGTTGGATCAATCATTATTAGCTGCTATATTAATAATTGTTTTTTCTATTCCATTTCTTATGCAACGGTTCGATAAATTTGTTTCTCCGCAATGGAAGGAGTTTATGCGGCAATTAGGGGCCTTTGTCGTTGATGGATGTGCTGTTAAGCTTATAAAATGGGTTGGTTTTCAGGCTTTATGGGTTATTGGTATTATGTTTTCTGGTATGTTGGGCACAAGTTGGGGTGATTCTACGTATATGTCATTATTGTCTATGTGTTTTGACATGTTTGTTTATGATAATATTAAGAGAGATGATCCAACATTGGCCGCGCTGTTTAAGAAGACTGTTTTTGCTAAAGATATATATGGAGATGATATGTTATTATCTTATCCTATTATATTTTGGAAATATATTATTGGTACACCTATAATTGAAAATACAATTGATCTTAGTGTTATGAGTAATTATTTTCTTGAGGCCGGTGGAATTTCAATTAAGTCTAGTGAGGCATTTGTTTATGTAGGTAAAGATGCTTTTTTTTCTACTGTTTCTAAGAAAGGGGAATTGATTAAAGCAGGTCCAAAATTTTTACAACGTAGATTTATTAGAGTTAATGTTAAGATATCTGATGTTGTTACGCAATGTGTAGTTCCTTGGCGAGTTGTAACTGATTATTATGGTAAGGTTCCTTATTCTTTTACAGATACTTCGTTGGATTATTATTGGATTATTAAGTGGCGATCGTTGCAATTTGATACTTGTGGTTCTAATAAAGAGGCTTATGATTTTCTTGATTTTATGCAAAGAGAATTGTTGTCTATTTATGCCGTTGATTTAGTTGATGTTGAAGCTGATGTTGCTTTATGGATTTCCAAGATAGTTGATGACACTCGAGATTCTGATGGTGCTCGTAGGTTACGGAAATTGGGATTACGGTCTGAGTATTTTGGTTTGCACTTATCTCAGTTTGATATATTAAAACTTTTTATTTGGGATGAAAATGTTCAGCGACAGAGGTGTTTATTATCGGCTTTACGGCATTATGATAAGGATGGTTCATATGAAAAAATGGGTCAAGTTTATAGTGATGTTGGGGAGATTGAATTGGAATTATTTGATGAAAATTAGTTATATTTGTTGATTAAATAAAA